CAGCATCCGTTTTCCAGGTTTCCAAGGCCCCTGCAACGTCCGCATTTGCCATAGAGGACGTAACAGCCAAGACGGCATTGTCCACGCCAGAGACGGCGGTTCCCGCGTCGATAACGGGCTGCTCTACGTCATCAAAGGCGTCTTTCAGGGCGCCGGTTTGGTTGGCTAGCGCTATCTCACCTTCGAGCGCCCGGTTAGCGGCGTCGATCGCTAGGTTTTGCGCGTCGGTGTATTTTTCGACCTTCTCTTTCGCCTCGTCATGGGCCTTACCCGTATCCCTGATTGCGGCTGAGAGCTTGGGAGCCGAACCGCCCGGAGCACCTACCTTATCCTGCGCCTCGCGGGCCTTGTCTACCGCGCCGGTAAGGCCGTCAGCCGCGGATTTTGCTTTGTCAGCCTCAGGAGCGAAGGCGCCCGTTACTTTGTTGATCTCCTCTTGGCCGCGCTTGAACAGTGCGGAAACTCCGGGTAGTTCCTTCAGCCAACCAGTCAGGGTTTTGATGCCTTCCCAGAGCTTTGTAATAGCGGGAACGTATACGTTCCACATGGCCTCAAACAAGGGCTGCAAAACTCCCCAGAGCACTTTCAGGACAACGATAAGCCCATCCCGGATAAGCGCGTTCCAGCCAATCATTATTGTGTAGATGTCGGTGAGCGCCGGCAGCATGTTGTTTTTGAAATTGTCGATGGCCGGTTGCATGAACGCAACAAGCTCGCCCCAAAGCTCACCCATAAACTCGATAGCGGGATTGAACGTAGCGACCAGGAAATCCGCAATAGCAACCAGGCCGTCAACCATCAACGTCCCGAGCGGCGTCAACAGGTCGGAAACCTTGTTGCCGAGTACTCCTAGTTTGTCGCCAAGTGTGAGGGTTTCCGTAGCCATCGCACTGATGGAATCAGGGCTTGAGCTGATGGTGTCTACAAGTTCCTGGATCTCGAACTTGCCGCCTCGAATGGCGTCAACCATGTCGTTACCGGCACGTTTGCCGAAGGCTTCCAGCGCGAGCCCTGTAGCTTCCGCGGGTGTCTTGGCGCTTTTGATGGCCTCCACGGTCTCAGCGAATGCCGTCTTGGCGTCAACGCCACTCTTGGCGAACTCTCCGAGGGCAAACCGTAGGCCGCTCGTGACGGTTTCGGTATTGACGCCCTCTTTGCCGAAACGGCCCATGAGCGCCGCTGATTCCTCGAAGTTAAACCCGAGGTTACGCAGCGGGGCGCCGAACTGGACAACCTTAGTAGCCAGGTCGTCTACGCCCACGCCGGTAGTCTGTGCCGTGATCGCTAGGAAGTCGTTAGCCTCGGCTACCTTGTCGCTTTCAATCGACCAGTCACCGTAAACCCGCGTCAGTGTTTGGACGTTACCAGAGAAGCCGAGCGGAAGGCGTTCCAGGTCAAGAAACTGCTTAGTGAGGTCTTCGAGCGGCTTGCCGGTGAGGCCGAGATTGGTATTGAGGTCGGCAAGGGTAGAGCTTACCTTTCCGATGTCCTCTGGGACGCCAGTAAAGACGTTCCTGGCTGATTGTCCCAGGGCCTCAAGGTTCTCTCCTGTCGCGCCAGTGCCAGCGCGAATGGTCCCCATGGCCTTCTCGAAGTCGGCGCCAACGTTGAACACGGCAACGCCAATACCCGCGATGGTTCCCACGACAGCGGCCACGACTGGGTTGATCGAGCCAAGGCCTTGCACGATGCTGCCGGCAAGGCCCTTGATGCTGTTATCGAAATCGGTAGCGTCTGCGCCAATGGATAGAACTACGTCGCTCATGGTTTCCGTTTCCTCTGAAAGTTCAAGCTAGCGATACGACAGCTCCAGGCTCGACAGTCGCGCTAGCTCCGCGCTGATGGACGCGGCATGGTCGCCGGCGCGGCTTGTTGCTCGAATATTGGCCGAGGCCGCCGGGTACGCCGGGTAGGTCACTACGGACACGTCATACAGCCGCTTGACGCGGTAAACCGTGTCCAACTCGTAGCCGTCGCGCTCCTCGCGCTTCACGTCGTCAGGGTCAACCTCGAAGGCGAACGACATGCCGTCAATGTCGCCGCGCTTCATACTGGCGGCAAGATCGCGGGCTGTCTGAGTATCGGGAAGCTCGGCCCTAATGCGGAGTCCTACCGCATCCTGGGAGAGCTTGAGCGTGCCTGACTTGGTGCGGGCTAAGACGTGGTTCGGGTCATGGTTCAGGAGCAACCGTACGTCATTGTCGAGAACGTCTCGAAAGGCATCCGGCATGATGCGCTCCTTGACGCCAGGAAAGATATCCTCGCTCAGGGAGTTGAACACAGCCGCGTGTCCGGTTACGATCCGGCCGCCGCTGCCGGCGGATAGGTTGATATCTTCCAGCCGGAAGACACGGGTTAAAATCCGTTGTGCCATAAAATCCTTCTTTGAGTTAACTATTGAGAGTAGGTAGGCCCAAGCGCTCACGCATGAGCCCACCGAATCAGCGGGCGGAACCCTCGCTGGCTGAAGGTTTGGGCTCCCGCGGCTCGCGCACGATTACCGCACGATGCACGCGCTTGAGGGTCAAGCGGGCCTCGCGGTACTCGCGATCGAGAGCGGCCTGTTTGTGTTCCGGTGTTGTATTCTTCATGCGGAAAGTCCTCCGGGGTTTGGAAAAATCGGGCTGGCCTGGGAAACAAAAGGGAAACCAAGCCAGCCCAACGCATAGAGAAGAGATAGCCCTAGAGGCCGTCATCCATGACGAGCTTTTTAGCGGCGGTCCCGCGCTTGACGCGGCCGTCACTGAATCGGTAGGCGATAACGCGGTTTTCCGCATTGGTCGCCCGCGAGTACGGATCGACAACCAGGAAAAGCAACGACTCCGCAATGATGTACGCCTCGGCCATGTCGGCAACCACGATGGGCCGTTTACTGGCCGTCAGTGGTTCCATGTACGAGTTGACGCGCAGCGGACGCCCGAACAGGGTTTCCGCGCCGTCGCGCAGGTTGGGAACCCACAGCGGGGCGCCGTTGTCGCTTTCCAGGGTGCGCAGCAAGGTTGCCGCGGCAGCGGAAATCAGAAAGCTCGACGTTGCCCGAAACTGCGGATCGAGGCTTTCCCAAAGGGCGATAACCTCGGCCGCGGTGAACGCGGTCGTACTCGCCGCGCTGACGCCAACGCCAGCACCTTCGAGCAAGCCTTCGGGCTCGTCGGTTCCCGTGCCAACCAGGAACTTTTCGGCGGCCTTCTTGGCGATCGCTCGCCCGAAAGAGCGCTTGATTTCCTCTTCCACGTTGACCGGCGAGAACTGCTGGACGTGCCACGAGTAGTTGGTATGCGCGGATAACAGCGAGGGCCGAATCTCAACCTGGCTGATCGTGGGATCGGCGGCCGTCATGGCGGTGATGGCGTCGGCCTCGGACTGGTAAGACGCCTGCGGGTCATTGAACGCCGGCAGGTTCACGGGTCCCAAGATCGGCATGGTGCGAGCCCCGAGGGACCGAACGTCGTCAATGCCAGGCATGTCCTGGATGATCGCCGATTCTACGCCCATCGGGACCAGGTATCCGCCGACCTGGCCGCTGCCAGTGCTCAGCGAGGCCCGCTTAAGGTGACGCTGGTAGAACTGCTCATCGCGCTGGCCGGGGCCGTCGGTCAGGCAGCGGAACAGGGCCACTCGCTGCTCGTCGGCTTGGCCCGTGAAACCCTCCTGCCCGCCCCGTTGGTTCTCGCGGCCGGCGCCGCTTCCGGGGTTATCGAATCCGCGGGCGCCATCATCGGCTGCCAGCCAAGCGGACAGGGAGTTGATTTCCGTGGCGCGGGCCAGGAAGGACTCATCGGCCTGGAAATCATAATTGGGATTCGCCCGAACGCGCTCCTTGACAGTGCGGTCGAGAAAATCCTTTTGCTCCGCGACGAGGGCGCGGAAACGCTCTAACTTCTGCTTACGCATAAAAAGAATTACCTTTGCTCCGGGTTTACCGGTAAATGGATTCCGCAGCCGGTGAGGCCGTGGTTACTGCAAACGCCCGAAAGCAAGGGATTGCTGTTACCGGCGTCTAATCCAGATCCGCAAGCAAGGTATTGCTTAGGTGGGTCTAGTTTGCTCTCTCAGGGTATTGAGAAAGACTGTGTAGCACAAGATATTGTACTCCACTCAGGAAACTATACAAGCAAACAAGAAGCCGTGTCTAGCTGAATTTTCTTATTCGGCCAAAATTCCTTGAAGCTCCTGTAAGGCTAGCCGCCCGGAGCTGATAATCTCGGGTCGGAACTCGCGGCCCTCCGCGACTGAGACTAGTTCACCCATGGCATCCTTGACGCGCTGCGCAGCCGCCAGGGCAACGCCGGCAACCGGCGAGCCGTTCGCGTCTTTCGCCCCGCCGAAACTACGTCCGTTGTCGAAATCGTACCTCAGAATA